TTTTACGTAAATATACCAGTAGGGTCCAAGGGCTGATGCCGTTCCGAATGTTTGGGCAAACGTGCCGTCCGTGTATTTTATGATCTTGCCAGAGTCCTGCGCGCTGAATACTGTATTGCTTGTTCTGGAATAGATATTGCCGACACCATAGGCCCGAACCCAGTCTGCGCTAACTCCCGGCTCGCTCGCGGTGATGTCCGCAATGGATGTTAAAAGAACCCAGAACGCACCCTTGTGCGACGCTGAGAACGGCGGTGCAGCTTCACCCGTCAGGCTTGACCATGGGCCCTCATAATTGGCGTTGCCTGCTGCCGTCGCCGCACTGACTGTCGCGTTCCCTGCGCTTGCGCTTGCAGAAGAAGCAGAAACTGCAGCATCAACAGCCTTGGCATTAACCTCTGTGGACAGCGCATTTGCCTGAGTTGCGAATATGTTCTCAGCCGTCACCATGGCAGGCAAAGCCGTGCCTAACAAGGCGTCACCCCTAGCATCAAACGTGGCCGGATCTGCCGTAGTCGGCGGCGTTCCGAGTGATGGGATAACCTGCGTTATTTGTGCAGCCATTTTACACTTCCTCGATTTCGATATTGATAATTGCTTGATCTGGAAAATCGGTGTTTATCTCAAAGCCTCTGTAGAATCCGAGAATTGAAACCGCTTCAAAATAGGCATGCGCTGCATCATCTAGCCCGTACCAAAATGCAGAGGCCGCATTAAGTTCATTGCGCAGCTTGCGAACCTTGTTCAAGTTGTTTTTCTCACAAAGAACGGTTTGGCGCGACTTTGGAACATTGCGCAGCGGCTTAAGAATGGCGTTGCCATCAAGGTCACGATCCACGGTTGAGAAGTTAAGAATATCTTCAGAAGTAGATTGCTCGGTCTCGCCGACATATATAAACGTGCCGACCCCTATGGCGCCGATTTGGGCATTGCCAGATGTTGCAGTAAGAGTGAGCGTCACAATGCAATCAGTGAACGGAGGAACGTCGAAATACACAAGGCTGGGTATCGTCCCAAACTCGCCAAAGAAGTAATCGCTCCAAGTCGTTGTGATTCTAGTGTTTAGGCTTCCACTATCACTGTAAACCTCCCCACCTCCACCAACGCTAGTGACCGTTAGTTCGTAGGAATTGGCAACCATCCCGCTAAGTGCAATTGAGTTGATTCGCTTCGCAGGCGCCAGCGCCACAGTGATTGAGCCTGGAGCCGAAGTCTTCTGATTGCGCGAATAATCGAACATGCGGAAACGGTTTGTTTTGCCGATGTATTTCCATTTTTTGATATCGTTCGCAACGTCATTGAGCGCGAAAGTATTGGTATCGACAAGCGACTCGTACAGCGAGTGCGTTGCTAAATCGGTTACTATCGCACCAATGCTGCAAGAGTCACCGGTATAAACTGGATAGACAATACCCGCATTAGTCCACCAAACGCCCTCTGTCTGCGCGTTGCCGGTGTTGCCGCTTTGCAGCGAGCGCCAGACTGTTTGCGGCGAACCATATGTCGGAGCAGCCCCGGCGAGATCGCCTGCCGCGTAAGTCGTGGCCCCTGAATAAGTAGCGGCAACAGCCTCGGGGACTGTCGAGCTTGTCAGCCTTGCGTCGGTAATCTCAATGGGCGGGATCACTTGCATTTATGCTGGCTCCGTCATCAGTGAATTACCATCCCGCGTGACGCGGGTTAGCAGATCGGCAGTGCGTTTAACGCTGGCAGATATTTTCCGCATCTCGCTAAGCATTGACATAGATTCTGCGCCGCCTGAGTTTGCGTTTCGCGGGTCATTGGCCGTTAGAACTTCTTCGTTTTTGTGTAGCTGAGCGATGTAGCCGTCAAACGGCACTCGCCTTAATCCCGCTTCATGCGATCCGTCTACGCCCACAAGATTTGCAGCCATAGCAATCATGTCATCGGCAGAGCCAGCAGACTTGATCATGTTGCGCTCATCTGGGGTGATCTGCCCGCCCAGAGCATCAATCCACTGACTGACAAACTGCGTTGTCTGCTGCTCGACTGAAGCGCCACGATCCTTGCCATCCTCTTTAGCGACCCCCAAAAACAAGCCATTTCCCTGGCCGTTTTCGTCAAAGCCCCCGAAAGGATTGTTGCCATAATTCACATTTAGATTTGCAACTTTTGCAAGCTGAGTCAAAGCAGAGTCGTAACCACGGAATACGTCGATAACCTGATTGGCCGTGCCTTGATCCTCGCGCCGCGCAAAGCCGATAGGGGCAAAGCCAGAGTCGAACGGGTCAACGGCAAACTTTCGATCAGCAGAAGCACCGGGGGCATCGTGAATCAGCAGGCCGGCATTAGCGGAATATGTGGGGTCTTTTTCGAGCACTTTTGCAAGCGCCGCAGCCGCAACCACCCCGATAGTTACTGGGTTCGTTGCAAACGCCGCCAACGAGCTACCAAACCCCGCGCTGGTGCCTGCCGCTGCCGCCCCGCCCGTCCCTGCCGCTGCCGCCCCGCCAGCGCCAATAGCAGAAGAAGTTATGCCAGCAGCAGAAGAAGCGCCAGCAGCAAACACGGTTGATACACCTGCTGTGCCGCCGACCGCCGTGCCGGCCGCTACAGCGCCGCCACCAATGCCCAGCACTTTGCCAATATTAGCGGCAACTCCACCTTCAGAGAAAAGATTTCCAATGCCTGTTCCTGCATTAAAGCCAGAAAGCCCTTTTCCTGAAAGCATTCCCATCAGCCCGGACGCGGCCCACTCTGCGACCATGCGCTTGATCAGCGCGGTGAATGCCGAGGCTATCTGGCTAAACGCGTCCTTGCCGTTGTTCATAATGTCAACGAAGGTAGTGGATAAATAATCGTGGGTGCGGCCCCATGCCTCCTGCGCGGCCCTTGCTGATTCGTCGTTTGCTTTTTCAAGCTCCTTGGCCTCGGTTGCGGCCTGGGTCATTGCGTCCTTTTCTTTGTGCAGCAGGGTTGTTGTTTCCCTGATCTGAACGCCCAGTTCACTGCCTGCCGCCACGCCCGCTTTTTGCAGCCGATTGCGTATATCAAGCTCCACCGAGCTTAGCGTCAGCGCCTCGCGCTCATTACTCAGCGTCCCAAGTACCTCCAATGCCTTCGCGTTCATCTCGTCTGCTGCGGCTGTTGTGTCCTGTGTCTCGGTCTTAAAATCAGACAGCGAGAAAGTAGTATCAACAATGGCGTCATCAACTTCGACAACGCGCGTGTTCATCGTGCCAAGCTCACCCTCAAGCTGAACTATCCGGCCCTTGGTCTCATGGATAGATCGGGCAAAAACATTTGACCCTGTTTCCCCGTCCCTTAGTCGCCGCAATGACGTTTCAAAAGTTTCGTTGAAGGTGTCGATCGCATTAAGCGGATCTCTGGCCGCCGCTGCTATTGCCGTCCATGTTGCGATGGCCCTGTTCTTAACGTCCGTGAAAAGCTCGCTGATTGTTGTCAACACAGGCGCGAATGCGTCCATCAGGAACAGTTTTAACTTGTTCCACGCTATCTGTATATAAATCGCGGACTTCTCTGCTGCCTCTGTTATTTGTTCCCAGTTTTTATAGATTGCAAGCGCGGCGACGGCAAAACCAGCCGCCACCAGTGCGATAGGGTTAGCCAGCAGCGCTGCGTTCATCGCTATAATTGCCTTGGTGGTCAGTGCAATCGCGCCGATAATGGCAGGGCCAGCAAGTGCCGCGCCCACGTATGAGATAACGCTTAATACTGTTTCAATGTTCTCGGTCAAAAACATAACAGCACCGCTGGCGGCAGTAATGCCTGCGCCAAATATACTGATACCGCCTTTATCGCCCATCTTGCGGAAAAGGCCGTCCACGTTGTCCTGGAGGTTGCTCAAAAGACCGGGCAACCGCTCCATCTGATCCTCCATTGCGCCAGCAAACTGTGTCTCGCCAATAGCCAGCAAATAGCCCTGTATTTCTTCAGAATTCTTGCCAATAGTGGTCGTCACACCCTGGAAAGTAAGCGCAACATTATCGCCCTCTGACTTGGCCTTGATACCGAACTCTTTAAGGCGCTCAAATTCTCCCGTAGAGGCGTCGGCAACAGCCTCGATCATCTGCATCATGTCCTTGCCCATAGCAGAGGCCGTGTTGCCATAAGACAGCATGGCGCGCTCTGAGGGGTCTAATCCCAAAGCCTTCAGTTTGATAAAAGCATTTACAGACTGATCTAAGGTAAAAGGAGTTTGTGAGGCAAATTCAGTTAATTTATCAAACGCCTTGCCAGCGTTCTCGACGCTGCCGGTGATTGTGGTTAAAGAGCCTTTCAGCTTTTCGGTTTCCACAACAATATCAGCAAACTTTTTGCCTATTTTAATAAGCCCCATAGCAGCAACAATGCCGCCGACAACTCGCTTTACATTGTCGCCCATAGACGTAAAGCTCTTGTCTATTTGCTTGGTGTTTCTGTCGATTGCCTGCCGCCCGCCGTTGACTGCGCCTTCGGCTTTTTTCAGCTCCTTGCGAAGCCCAGCCGTACTCGCGTCGATCTTTAAAAGCAGGTCAGCGGCATTAGTCGCCATAAACTTTGGTCTCTTTTCGATTCACGATGGCAGAAATAAATGAATCCATGCCCAGTGGCTTGGCTTTTGGCTTGTCCGGCTTCATTCCAGGCGTCGTCATTTTGATAAACTCAACTTTTGCAGCAATTGCGACATTGATTTCAGGGATCGTGCTTTGCCATGCGGATTCAGGGGGCCATCCTAGCCACCCTGTCGCCACGCCGAAAACATGCTCAAGGTATTCACCCTCGCTCATGCCTGGGCCTTCTACTTTTTTTTACTGGCTTCTTCCTTTTCACCAGAGGGATTCATCAGGCTGGTGACAAACGGTACGATCTGCTCCGTTGCGCCCGCTATCCCGTAGCTGAAAACAGCCTCTTCGATCGACTCAACATCACGCGGAGCGCTGTTAGAACCAGCGGCAATGATCGCGGCAATGTGTTCGACGTTGAGCTGACCCAGCGCCTCCATCGCCCCGCGCAAGCCGCCAAAGCGGGCCTGAATTTTTTTCATGGCCTTGAGTGTCGGGCGAAGCTCGTAAACCTCGCCACCCAGATCAATTGTGGTTTCGCCGTGGGTTAAACTCATGCGCGCAACTCAGCGGTAAAGCCGGTGTCATTTGTCACCATGTACTCAACCGTTTCAATGTCGCCTGTGCTGCCGCCCGGAAATGACTCGTTGCCAGCTTTGCCCTTCCAGAACACCGTCGTTGGGTTTGTTGCTCCGTCATCGTTGTATACGACCTTGAAGTTGTAAGCGTCCTGAGATGTAACCGCCGCAGCTGCGCGCACAGCATTTTGCCCTGCGTCATCAGGATCAAAGCCGCACGTTAGCGTGATATTTTCGCCGGAACGTGTGGTTTTAACCTGCCGAGCGCGACCGTCAGCCAATGCTGTAAATTCAGCAAAATTCTGAACGTCGTTCAATGCCGAAATCGTAGCCACTTCCCCGATCTGGGTGTAAGTATCGAGCTTGTAAGCAGCTAAATCAGCAGCAGCCGCTGTAGTGCCGATATATATCTTTGCATTTGCCATGGAATAAACAGCCATAATTGCACCTCCAAAGTGCTTGGTTTAATCTAAAAAAGATTAGGGGGGGGTTAAAACTCTAAAAGAACTTGAAGGCGCAACTGGCCCATGTAGGTAACACCATCAGGCTCTCGGTTGGTTCGCTTGGATAAAACTCGCATTTGAGCGATACGGCCAACTGAAAGCGTGAACTTTTTGTCATGGAGCAAGCTGTCAAGCTCGGCCATGATTTCTAAAACCTGCTTTTGCCCCCGGTAGTCTGACCAGACGGCAAAATACATTGTTTTTTCGTCTTTTCTGCTGGATAGGAAGTCAGCGTTTGACGAATCCTGAAAATCAATCGTGACGTATGGGAACTCAGCCCCCTGCGGAACCGAGTCATAAACAGGCACGGAAAGATTGGCATTAAGCTGGGCATAAATTGCAGATTGAAAGGCAACTGACGGCTCACTCATAGGTTTTGCGCCTTTTTAATCGCGTCACTTACTACCTTGCCTATCCGGTTAATGACCTTCTGCTTTTCGTAGTCCCATGCAGGCTCCAGGAACGGCTGAGCCGGTCGCGGGCCTCCGCCCTGGCCCTTGGTGCCAAACTCAAGAAAACGTGCGTAGAAAGCGCGTGAGCGGGCCTTCTTGCCGCGCAAACCGACTTCACCTACCAGCCCATTTTTTGAAACGTAGGACGTCACGTTGTCCTCTAGATTGCCGGTGTCCCTTGGCACTCTAGACATAACCTCTTTGTGCAAAGAGTTAACAGCATCCTGCATGGCTGGCCTAATCCCGCTGTCAGTTTCAAGCAGAATTCTGCGCAGCTTGATACGCGCCCTGGTGCTAGTGAATGACGATGCCATTACTGTGTAACCCCTCGCTCTGCGTCGATCTCTAAGTACATGCTGCGAGCGCCCCGGCTTAGAATTGCCCTGATGTTGTAGGTCTGCCCGTCCCATACAAGACGGTCGCTCTCTTTCAGGTCGCTGCGGTTTCGGATCACGAACAGGTAAACAGCTCTGGCCTCAACGCCGTCCTGCGCGCCCATCTCCTTTCCTGATTTGGGCCGAACGTGCGCCCAAAGATCAGCAACAACGGTTGTCGGGGTTACGGTATCGCCGCCCATGCCGTCGCTGGTTCTAACTTCTCGCTGGACGCTAATTAACTTGTCAAGTTCGCCTACTCGGTACATCAGGCGACCCAACCTTTGCGGTATAGGCTGATTAAAGAGTCAACAGCAAGCGGCAGATCATGGGCCACATGGCCAACAACAGACGCAGACCTGTTTTCATACCAGTGCGTGAGGGTTAATAGCATGGCCTGCTTTATGCCCTGGGGTATGTCGGCAGAAGCCCCATAACCGGCGACAAACGTTACCGTGACAGCATCAAGTCGACAGTAAGTTGACGGCCAGGACGCGCCAGGCTTGGGGCATAAATAGGCCCAATCCTCATTTTTATAAAGATAGAAATCGTCCACAGCCAGGGACTGCGGCACATTATCTGAGTCGAAATAGGTAATACTAAAAATTGATTGAACGGGGGTTACGGGCAAATGGAGCTTTGACCCGCCGTCAATAAACGCAACAGACAATTGCCATGTTTGCGTGTAAAGCGCTTTGCCGATTGCGCCGTTGGGCGCGTCAAAATAACTATCGACCGCCGCAATAAGCGAAGCGATAAACGCGTCGTCTGCCGTGTGCTGAACGCGCAGGTGCGACTTTGCCTCACTAAGCGAAATGCCTGAACCGGCAGGATCAACTGTCCTGCTCAGTAAATATTCGCCGATAGATGGGTTCATCGCTTAACCGCTTTCTCTGTGGTTTGTTTTTTGGTTGCTGTTTCTGCCTTCTTGCCTGCAACAGGGATCGCCTGCGCTGACTCGATCATGCGCTTGCCTTCGGCATCGGAAACTTCAACTTCATCACCGGCGTTCTGGTCTAACCCAGGCCCGCCGCGCCCAACTAAAAGTTTGACTTTCATATCCCTCTCCAAAAAAAAGGGGCCGCAATGGCCCCTTCTTATTTACTGCGCAGATTTACGCTGCCGCGTTGACCAAGTGCTTCACAGCAGCACTGTTCAGCAATTCGCCGTCGAATCGCTTGAAGCCAACCATGCCTACCTGGAAAAACTCAGCGTAACGCTCGCGCAGAGTAAGAACCTGGAAGCCAGCGACCTTGCGGACAACGTACTTGCTGAAATCACCGAAGATCACAGGCTTGGCAGACACACCAATGTCGGCCACGGCCTGATTGACGCTGTACGGCTTGCCCAGCAACATGGATGGCTCACCGGTGCGAACATCGCCCATCTGCCACAGGTAGTTACCCTGCCCGTCCTTGAGCTTGCGGATCGTTGCCAGGGTTGAATCGTTGAACATCCAACGACAGCGCGGCGATCCGCGGTATGCCGGATCAACACTGTGCATCAGGTCAATGAGTTCGTCGGCTGTGATGGCCGCTGTTGCGGCTGCAACCTTGCCAGACGCTGAAGCGGTAACGATGCCGTTTGGCTGACCCGAACCAGTGCCAGTAGTCAAGGCTGTGTTCGCAGTACGGCCAAGGCGTTCGCCAAAAAGCTCATTCATCAAAGAATTGATATTGAAAGCCGAGTCTTGCAGCAGCTCCATCGGGATCTTGACCATGCCGGTGTCGTAGACATAGGCATCCAGCAGCTTCTGCCCAAACGCCACGTCATCTGTGCCATCATTATCAACAGCAGCATTTTCAGCTTTGATCCGAGCAGTTTTTGCAGTGTCGTCAACAGTAGGCCATTCAATCCGATTGCCGGTTGTGGTGGTCATTTCGCGCACGATATCTGCGTCCCACATCGGACCCCAAAGCGACATTGCCTTATCGATTTCAGGCTGCAAGTCAGTCGGCACAGTGTAGCCACCGGCAGAATCTGTGCCGGTGGACTGCGCTCGCGCTTCTTGCGACAAATCAACGCGGCCAGAGATCAATACCTGACGCTCTTCGGAATCCAGAGCGGAGGCCCCAAAACGAACCTGCTTTGCAAATACTTCCTTGTACTCAGGGGTCTTTTTATTGTCTTCAGCAGCGGCGCGAGCCTCTGCATTCTCACCCTGGGGGCGGCGCGGGTCGCCAGCATTGGCGCGAGCTTCGGCAGCGGATGCCTTCCCTTCACGCTCAAGACGAGCCGCGATCTTGTCATGATCCGACATCATCGAATCGAAACGGCCCTCAATTTCTTTGGCCTCGGCATCAGTGGTTTTTTCTGTGATCTTGTCCAACTCGGATCGGGCACTCGTGGCAAGTTCAGCCATGCGTTCCCGCTGCTTTCTGATTTCATCAGGTGTCATTTTGACAGTCCTCTTGCAATGCCTTGCCAAAGGGCGAGTAATGGCAACCAGGAGCGGGAACCGCTACTTGGCTAAAGACTCCAGCAGAGTCCTTTTCAT